AAACCCGCCAGTCCATTGGTCAGTCACCTTGAGGATGTTGACTTGAGAGATGATGGTCTCCGCCACTGAGTCAAGCCCAGCCTTCGCCCACTTCTTCTGGCACTCTGCTTTTGCAACTTTGCGTTTGGAGGCAGGCCAAGCATTCCAGAACTCGTCGAATTTCGACGATGTATTTATATTCTTATTCTGTATCTGTATCTTCTTAGGGTTATCTTTCGCTTTCGATTCGGTTTTCGATTCGGTTTTTGACGGTCTCCCGCCTCGCTTTCCAAGTTGTCGATTATTTTCAACTTGATGTTGATACTTGGTAACTTCGACATGGCAACGATTGTTAAAATACCCTGTTTCGGTACGTTCAAAGAATTCATCCAAAACCGATTCGGTTATGTCCAAATCAAGGCGAATCTTCCTTGCAACCGATTCGGTATCAAGTGGGATTTCCTTCTCGCTCATGTAATAAAGGTCAAGCAGGCGTCGGTACGCCAAGTCCTCAGCATCAGACAGATGCACTGTGTGTGTGAGGTAGTCACCGATGTGAAATTTGTACCATATCATTTCGCTGTCTTTCCAAAGATGTCTGGGCGCAACTCCGCCCGCTTCACTTTCCTGCCTGTATGCAACTCAATGTCGCGTGCCAGTTCGGGACTAGGCAGTTGTCGCCCCGTAACAATCAATGAAAACCACGTCTTGCTGATGCCCAGCTTGCGGGCTAACGCAATCTTCGTCCCCCTTGGTTTGTCCTGAAAATATTCGTTTAGAGTCATCGGGTTCCTTTCTTGGTTAAGCGGATGTTACACTAAAAAAAATTGTTGTGCAACGTCAGATTAAACATGATACACTACGCCCAGTTTAACTTGAAAGCGAACATATGACTAGCGAATACGAAATGCATCAACTGATGCTTGAGAGGCAACAAATGCTTGAGGAGGCTCTAGAACGGGCTGAGACAGGCGTTGCAACCGAGGACGACTGGAACATCATCCGCCACGAGTGCGGACTGTCCAAGAGACCTATAGTGACTTTAGAAACTGTAACCCTAACTAGGAGCGAATGATGGCTTTAATAGCGAAAGAAAGCGGAGGCGGTGGTGGTGAATTTACCCCAGTGCCACAAGGAATGCACCTTGCACGGTGCTACCGAGTCATTGACTTGGGAACTCAAGAATCAACTTACCTTGGAACAGTCAAAAAACTGCCCAAAGTGATGTTGCAATTTGAGGTGCATGGAGAAGACGACGCGGGCAAGCCCATTGTCACAGCCAAGAATGAGCCTATGTCCATCAGCAAGAACTTTACGCTCTCGCTGGCTGAGATGGCTACCTTGCGCAAAGACCTGCAAACGTGGCGTGGTCGCGAGTTCACACCCGAAGAGTTGCGTGGCTTTGAACTCAAGAACGTGCTGGGCGCGTGGGCGATGATTTCGGTCATCAAGGCTATGGGAAACAACGGCAAGGAGTACACCAATGTCGCCGCCATCATGTCTGTACCCCCAGCAATCAAGAAGGCTGGGATGCCCCAAGGTCACAACGACTTAAAGTTGTTCTCAATTGACGAACCCGATATGGCGCTGTTTGACAGCTTCAGTAGCGGTTTAAAGGAGAAAATCCAAAAGTCGCCAGAGTGGCAGGGTCGAGGCGGTTCAAGCGCTCCAGCGCCCTCTAAAGCACCTTCTAGTGGCTTTGACGACATGGACGACGACATCCCGTTCTGACCATGAGGCTTATGCGTAACCAAAAAGCGGCGCACATTGATTTCTTTCAGTTCAAAGGAATGATTGAAACCAATCCCAAGGCGACGCCCTGCGACATTGACATGATTTTTGAACGCAAGTGCAAATTCTTTGTCGGTGAGTGGAAGCGGGAAGGTGAAAGCATCAGCCAAGGACAGGGGTTGCTTCTGCGCAATCTGGCAAGGCAACCCCAGTTCACGGTCGTCATCATCCAAGGCAACACGGACGGTGAGATGGTAGTCGAGAAGTTTGAGCAACTTTGTTCAGACGGTCGTTTTAGGGTGCGTGGCAAATCTGTTGATGACCTCAAAAAGTTTGTCACGCGCTGGTACAACTGGGCAGACGCCCAAGAATTTCAATGAGGAAAAAATGTCACTAACAACTCCAGCAATACGCGCAAGCGAATCAAATCATTGGTACACCCGCGATGGTGCGCCACAGTACACCGTAGAGGCTAAGAAGGGCGGGCAACGCAACACCACCCTTCGAGACGCTCGTACAATGAACTTGGTTCCCAGTGTCACTACAATCCTCAACATCGCCGCGAAACCAGCCTTACTGGCTTGGATGCAACAGCAAGTGTTGTATGCGGCGTTAACGCTTCCCCGACGCCCCGACGAGCCTGAAAAGGAATACATCGACCGAATCATCAACGATTCCAAAGAGCAGGGTCGTGCGGCGGCGGACGCGGGAACAGACATCCATGCATCCATTCAAGGCTTTTATGAAGACAAACCAACAGGAAAACACCAGCAGAGTGTTGACGCCTGCTCTACGGCAATCAAAGAACATTTCGGAGACCAAATCTGGATTTCCGAGCGCTCATTCGCGCATGAAGCGGGTTTTGGAGGTAAGTGCGATTTATTTTGCGCTGGCTCCACAAACGTCGTCATTGACATCAAAACCAAAGAGTTTACCGACCCCGCAAAGGTTGATGGATACGATGAACACCTCATGCAACTCTCAGCTTACCGAGTTGGTTTAGGCATCCCCCAAGCACGCGCCGCCAATGTCTTTGTGTCTCGCAACGTCCCTGACCTTGTCGTGGTGCGCGAGTGGAGCGCAGAAGACCTTGACCGTGGCTGGGAAATGTTCATGCACCTCCTGCAATTTTGGCAAATCAAAAACTCTCACAAATAAGGATTGAAAATGTTAAGCGAAGAAACAGTCAAACAAATCTTCTTCCAAAGCGACCGCCCCCGCAAAGACCCACTCATGGCGGATGAGGTAGACATCATGCAGTTTGCGCACAACATTGAGTTGTATGTGGCTGTGGAGTACGCACGCAAAGAACACGCACGTTGCGTGGAGATTGTCAAAGACATGAACCGCGCAGTTGGCGAGGCTTTGGACAATCAACGACCAGCATAAAAAAAGCCCCCCAATTAAGGGGGGCAAAGAAGGAGAGCGGCAACTGCTCCTTAAATCACTCTTCGGGCGGACGGTCTTTCAACAGACGTCTGCCCAATTCATATGTACCTAGACCAAGCCCGCCAAGTACGCCAGTGCCTCGCACCTTGGACATTGTTTTGCCCGCTGGGGGTAGCACAGCCGCCGCCGCCGCGCCCGCCTCCAAAGCCTTTAAAACGCCTTCGCTGGTATCGCCAGCTTTGAACCGCGCTAAGGCTTCTTGGTAACTCATCACGCCAAGGTAACCAGCGCCAGCGCCAACCCCAACTCGTGGCAACGCGCCCATCTTGGCGGAACCTGCGCCTACGTTTTGGAGAACGCGCCCTGCGGCGTTTGGTTGTTCTTGCGCACGCGCCAACTTTCGACGAGCAACCTCTGCGTCTGTCTCCGCTTTGGTCAGCGCCCGCTGAAGGGGAGCCACCGCTTTAGTCTGCCCAGCAATAATGTTGTGTCGCTGACCAACTCGCGCACGCTCTTGACGCAAACGCTCCAACTCAGCCTCGTGAACCATTCGCTCAATCTCCAATCGACGGGCTTGCGTCTCTTGTTGGATACGTTGCGATTCAGCTTGGCGCTCTAACTCAGCTTGACTTTCTTGGGCTTGACGGTCTATGTCAGCTTGACGCTCCGCAACCGTAGTCGGGGGCAGTTGCAGTTGCACGCCACCCTCAGTGGTGACCAGACCAAAGTCGCCAGCGCCGAGTTGTTTGATTTTTTCTAAGTTTGCAAGGTCTTGGTCAATCAAAGCCTTGCCACCTGTTGGGCTGTCTTTTGATTTTCCTGTGGCTACATCAAGAATGGCTTCAGGCAACTGATGCTGTTGACCAGCTTCTTGAATCATCCAATTTCTTGTGCCTGAGTCGCCTTCGATTTTTGGGCCACTCGCCCGACCTTCGCGAGTTACTTGCGGGAATGGCGAAGATGGCGCAGGCGTCTCAACTACAGGTGCAGTTCTAGGCAATCCCCTCAACCGCTCTTGAGCCAGACGCTGTTCGTTTTTGAGACGCTCAAGTTCACTTTGACTTTGCCTAAAGGCATCCTCAAGGTTTTCTGTGCCTTGTGGAACGGCACTTTCTAAATTAAGACGAGCCAACTCCAACTTATCTTGAGCGGTAAGGTTTGCTTCTTTTGCTTTTCCAGTGTCGACCTTTACCGCCATTTCTGGTTTAGTCATGGGCGGGAACAACAAATTGGTTATTGCTCCAGCACCAGCACCAATGTCAGGCGCAGTAAGTCCGCCTTGTTGGTCTTCTGGGTTTACTTCTGAAGGCTTTTTGTTGCGCTCCGCCTCTTCTTGCTCACGTTTGAACTTTGAAGACTCAGACTCGTAATTTGCAAAAGGGCTATCGTCTTTCGCAGGTTCATTTCCTTGGGCAGAAATTAAACCAGTTTCTTTGTCGTCATCAAGATTAAAATTCTTAGACACGCGCAAAGAATAGTTGTGAGTCTCTTGAGGCAAAGACATGATGGCTTTGTCTGGGTCTGTTTCATACGACTTCATAAAAGTCGCTACCGCTCTAGGGCTGGCGTTGTACAGCGCTACCGCATTGCGTGGGCTTTTGTATGTGGTCAACAAGTCCTTCAGGATGGCTACCCCACCCATAATGTTGCTGTCCTCATCATCAGGATTGATTTCAATCCCGTATTTTTTGTTGTAAAGACGAGCGGTATCAGGCATGATTTGCATGACGCCTTTTGCCCCAGCAGGGGAGGTCAGAACTTTGTCTCCGCGATAGTGAGTGAACGACCCACCAGTTTCAGCTTCTGCAATAGCAATTGCCAAAGCAGGGTTGACGCCTTGGCGCTCCGCCTCCTTAGCAATCTTCTCCACTATGCTAAATTGGGCTGGAGACAACTTCATCAGTTTTGCGTCATCCATTTGTTTTTCCTTTTGCTTCACGTTCTTTTCTTAAACGCTCTAAGCGCTGAGAATACGTTTCGTTCTTTGGAGGCTCTTCCGTAGGAATTGGCGTAGGCTTCACTGGTGCAGGAGCAGGCTTAGGCGGAGCGGTAGGAGCCGTTGCAGGCTTAGGTGGAGCCGAAGGAGCGGGAGGTGTGGACGCCGCTGGTGCTTTCTCTTTTTTCTTCGGAGACAACAAGTCCAAGTTTTCTTCACGCACGCGGTCGAGCAACTTGCGGTAATCCGCCTTGATTGCCTTGTAGTCATCGTCAACAAGGAAGTCGTTATAGGTGTACCCAGACTGCTTGCTTTTTTGGTTCCACAGCTTGAAGCGCTCCTCGTCAAACATACCCTGCATCTTGAGGGCGTCGGACTTCAGAATGATTGCGCGTTGGCTGTCAGACGGCAACGCATAGATGCCACCCAACAGTTTGGTTTCGTAGTCGGAGGTGGAGCCTTCGCCCGGTGTCCTGTTCAACTGACGACCACGCGACTGCAACTGAGCGCTCTTCTGCATGAACATTTGCAACGCGGTCAAATCATTACCGCCAAGTTCGTATTGCTTGATGGTGCTGGCAGGCAAGTTGACGTTAAAGTTTCCAACATTCACGCCTTCTTGCACAGCACGAGCAACAGCGTTAGCAAGACCGGGGCGGTTCATAATGTCAAACACCAACGGGTTGTTTTTGGCGTAACCAATCATGTCGTTGGCAATGTTGCTATTTTCAAACGCCGCCTCAGCTTGCAAACCCAGACGTGAAGCCATCTTCTCAGCGGCTTCAGCGCGACCTGCCGCCGTCTTGGTTGCAGTTTCTTCTTCTGCTTTTTGCTCCGACGAAGACCTTGCTGGGCTAATTGGAGCAGGCGCTTCACCCGCCCTTGGAATCTTGCGACCACGCGCCTGTTCCGCTTCCAGCCAACCTTTGCTGTCATAGAAGTTGAGCAACTTGTTTTCGTCGCCATCGGTCAGGTATTGTTTGAGTGCGGCTTGATACTCAGCGTATTCAGCCACATTCATTTCACGTTCCGTGCGACCGCCACGAGGAATCACCTTGCGTTTGTCTTGACCTAGCTTTTCGCGCTCAATACGGTTTTTCTCTTCGCCCTCTTGAGCCTTGCGAATCTCTGTTAAGGTTGGAAGCATCTTTGGCGCAACGCGACTTGCCAACAACAACACTTCGTCAGTGATTGGGATGCGACCTTGCCTTGCGGCGGTGATAACGCTTGCGTCTTTTTGACTTGGAGCGGTAGCAACGTCGACAGGGGAGGCAGTGCCGGGGACTCTCAACTGCCCCGTTGGCGTAGTCACTGCACCGCCAGCAGGCGCAGGAGCGGTGCTTGGTTTTGCCCCGCCTAGCAACTGACTGATTAACTGGTCACCACCCAACTGTTGGCGGAACTCCATCTCTTTGCCAGCCAATTCCATTTCCAATTTCTGGTTCTCACGCTGGTTAAGCAACTCACGCTCTGAGGCAACGCCAGCGTTCTCTGCGGCGTACCCCAAGGACTCGCCAAAAGAACCCGTCTTGGTGGGTTTTAAGAAGCCTGCGGCGGTCTGCATCAAGACAGGGTCAAACAGCCTGTTCTTGCGTGCGTCCAAACCTTCGCGAAGACGCACAAGAACATCGTTCATTGCATCGCGTTGGTCGCCAAGGTCATCAACAATCTTTTCTTTTAACCCAGTCGGTTGCGACTTGGTTATTTCTTCGAGGTTTTCAGCCTGCACCGCGCCTGCGTCAAATTTACTCCCAGCCTGATTTGGTGAGGCGGGGGGTCTTGCTTGAGCGGCGGAGGCTTGACCCAAACCACCTTGTGTTGGAATTGCCATTCTTTACCCCACTAAGTTGCCATCGGCATCGTAAAAATTACCCTTGCCATCGTGATATTCTGCGCCAGAAGGAGCCATTCCGCCATTGGCAAGACGTACCCCGCCACCTTGAGCCTTGCGCATAACGCCACCATTTTTCTTGACCGCTGACTGAGGAACGCCATAAAGCGCGGCAACCAAAGAACCCAAGCCAGCAATCTGAGACAGCGGGCTGTTGGAGTAACCTTCGGAGCCAGTCGCTTGCGTGGTTGTACCCATAGGCACTTGATAGCCTTGAAGCAACTTAGCGAACTGCTGAGTCTGAGCCATTGGGTAATCAAGCAACTTCTGACCCTGAGCCTGTTGTTGAGCGCCATAGTCAGACATCGTCTTCAAACCAGCCAGCCCCATGCCTTGTTGGGCTTGACCTAAATTCTCAAAGGCTTGACCAGCGTTAAGGGCGCGAGTTAAGTCTGCCTGAGCAGTTGTTCCAGCCTGTGTATAACCTTGCTGGAGGGCTTGCATCTGCTTGCCAAGCAAGTCAGATTGGATGTCACGCAAAGCGTTGCCAGTGACTTGCGACTGACGACGTGAGCCAAACTGACCAGAGCCAACCGCCGCCGCGCCAAGGTTTGGCAGGATGTTCTCTTGCACGTTTCGTTGAGTCAATCGCCCCATCTCGTCCACCACAGCGGACTGATAGGGGTTCATGTAGTCAGCAATGACGTCAGGAACGGTTGTAGCGCCCGCCTCGCCCAGCAATTGGGATGATGCACCCATAGACCCAGCGCCAGCAAACGCGACGTCTGGAGCCATTTGGAAGGCTTGCTGTTGCAAAGGACTGAAGCCAGCAATACCGCCCTGTTGGACAGCGTTCTGACCTAAGTTGGCAATGTCTTGCAGGTAGTTCGTGTAAAACTCTGGAGCCGTCTGCTGGGCTTCCGTCGTCTTGGTAATCGCGGGTAGTGGGTCACCCTGAAATAAGCCAGCCATTATTTTGCTCCTTTGAGATACGAGGTCAACGCCTTAGTCTTGGGCGGAATCTTATTGATTGGGGCAGAGCGCTTATGGGCGCGGATGCCCTCGCGGAACTTATCCAAAGCCTGTGCGCCCGCCTTGGTTGAGCCGTTGCCAATTTGCGCTACGGTCTCAGCATCAATCACATACTCGCCATCTGCCAGCATAGCTGGGATGTCATCAGATTGTCCATCGCCTGCTCCATGCACAGCGGAACCCTTGCGGAAGTCCATACGACCCTGCACTAGCGGGACGTTGGAAACGTGGGGCAATCCGCCCTTACGCATTGGAGGAGGCATACCTTGTTGTTGAGGCATCATGCCCTGCTGGGGCATACCCTGCGGAGCCTGTTGCGCCATCTGCGGAGGCATCTGCTGTGGCAAGCCTTGTTGTTGCATCTGCTGAGGCGGTTTCTGCTGACCAATTTGAGGCGTCTGCTGTTGAGGATTCATTGGGGGTTGCGGACGCATACCCAAGTTTGCCAAGATGTCAGCGGGTTGACCAAAGGTGTAGTACGAGGAGACGGGGGTCGACATGGACGACAAGCCACCAGAAGCCATTGCTGGCTCTTCGGCAACCTCTTCAGTGGGGACTTCTTCGTAACCGTAGTCGCCTTCGTTTACGGGGTTGTAGCCCGGTGCGTTTAAATTCCGCAACAACTCTTCGTTTGGCGTGTAGTCGTTAGCGTCAGTGCCGTAATCCTCGTAGCCAACAAAGTTTGTCGGGCCAATCCCAAAGTCAGTAGTGCGCGGGTTAATGAGACCAACCTGCGACATATCCACGCCTTGGTTTTGCGCACCACTGCCACCACCACCAAAGTCGCTACCAAGCAACGAGGCTATCAAAGCACCCGCACCAGCGGCTCCTGCGGTTGTTCCAAGTGCGCCAGTCAGAGTGTTTAAAAAGTCAGAGTCAAGACCACCTGTAGGGGCATCGGGGACTTCCGCCGCACGGTATAGGACGCCGTTTTTAAAGACGTTGCCCGCCGCATCTGTTTCGTATCTGTCTTTTTTGGTGCTTGCAGTTCCGCTACCTACGTTGGCAATTGATTTGATTTCCTCTGGAACATCAGCGGCGCGATAAAACTCACCATTTTTAAAGACGTTGCCCAAAGAGTCAGTGTCGTAATAGTCCTCTGTGGGATTTGTTGAATAACTGTAATCAGGGCTGACGTTGGTGATTGCACCAGTGTCTGGGTCAGTTGAGTACATATACTCATCAGTCATCATGTCGTAAGTAAAATTTCCAATGGTGTATGTGCCGTCGCCATTGTCAACATATGAAGAATCTGACGCAACAGAACTAGCCATAGCAACTGGGTTTGAACGATTCAAGTAAGAGTTGTTAATGTCATCGCTTTGTGAATACAAAGAGTCCTCACCAGTCAAAGATGGGTCATCGTATTCGCCATAGTTGTAGCTGACGTTCTGCCAGTCTTGAATTTCTTCACCAGTGTCAGAGTATCCGCCGTCCTCAAAACGAGGAACGCCGCCTTTTTTCATCATAGTAATCAAGCCTCCGCGTTTGGCGTAATCGTAATCGCCATAGCCATAGTCATAGTCGTTGTAGTCATAACCTGCGTAGTCATAACTGTCATAGTCGCCATAGTCATAGCTGTCATAATTTGAATCGCCCGCGTACAAATAATTGGAATCGTCTGTGTATTCGGTGTTGTCTGCATAAAGCGAGTCATCGTAATATCCAGAGTCTTCCACTTCAGAGCCGTCAGCGTTTGCGTATAACTCATAAGTTCCGTCTTCATTTTGAGCGTAGACGTTGCCAAGGCTATCTTCAAAATATTCAGTCTCTGTGTTATCCGCAACAGCGGTGTCACTGCTTTCATCTACATACGCAGAGCCGTCAGCGTAATATTCCAAGTCATACCCACCATCAGCGTTCATGGTGTAGAAGTTACCTTCGTCGTCTTGGTAGTATTCTGGGGTTCCATCACCGCCAGCAACAGTTGTGTCATCACCAACAACAGTTTCATCTACATTCTCGGCAACGGTTGCGTCACCAGTAACGCTACCAAGACCGCGAGTTCCGCCACTACCAGTTACTTCGGAGTCATCGCCTCCAGCAACAACGGTATCAGTAGAACCACCCGCAACAGTAATATTTCCGTCAGCGTCAGTAGTGTACAGAACAGAGTCATTCTCCATGCTGTAGGTTGTGTTGCCGATGGTGTACGTTCCATCGTTGTTATCCGTTACAACACTTATACTGCCGTCCGCATTTTCACCATACAAGGGCATACCCGTTTGCATATCAAAAGTTGTACCGCCAGATGTATATGTTCCATCTCCGTTGTCAATTGAGCCAGAAGGCAAACCCAAAGACTCGTCAGCAGGCGTGCCTTTGTAAATATCAGTTGCAGAAGGCAAAGTGCTTGACCCGCCAGCAGGCGGTTTCACCACGCTAGTTGGCGGTGGCTTGGGTGTTCCACCAGCAGGTGGCTTGGTTGTAGAACCCGCAGGAGGTTTGACCGTTGAGCCAGCAGGAGGCTTTACGGTTGAACCAGCAGGAGGTTTGACAGTGCCACCAGCAGGTTGTTTTGTACCGCCAGAGACAACAGGCTTACCAGTAATCTTGTCGTAGATTAACTTTGTTCCAGCACCAATTACTGCGCCCGTGAGCGCATTTGTTATTTTGTTGCCAGTTGTGTTTGTTACTGGTTTTGTAACTGTCGGTTTTTTTACAACAGACGTTGGCGTTGTCTTAGTCGGCGTCGTTGTCGGCTTTGTTGTTACCACTGGTTTTGTGGAAACAACAGGTTTTGTTGTGGTTGTCGGTTTTGTTGTGACCGCAGGCTTAGTTGTAATTGCTGGCTTTGTAGTCAGCGGTTTTGTGGTTGTAGCTGGCTTAGTCGTAGACGTCAGTGTTGGCTTTGTCGTTGCTCCAGTAGTCAATAATGGTCGATTGCTTGACGTAAGAGCGCCAGCACCACCAGAGACTCCAGAGCCACCAGAAGATGTGATTGTGTTGGAACCACCAGAGCCACCAGATGACGTAATGGATGGAGCGCGACCTCTAGAGATATTTGGCTGGTCTCCAACATTGCGGATGATGCTATCCAACGGGGCGCGTTCAAGACCTCGCGCCTCTGGGAGTTGCTTGCTTGATGTGCGTTTTTTTAGAATAGCCATGTCTTATCCTGTCTTTTTCACCAATGAGGTTAAGCCTGCAATGTTGCTTACAGGGCTTAGGTTTGCGGTGCTTGCCAAAGTTTTAGGCGGGGCAACTGTTGTTGGCTTCTTAACTGGAACCGCTTTTTGAAGTGGTATCAACTTAGACACATCCATTTTTGCGGGAGGGGTAGACATCTTTGGTCTAGCACTTACCGTTTGCAAAGCGCCAGCAGGTCTGGCTGTTGGACGCTTCTTCTGAGTCAAAGAAGACTTGAGCAAATTGCCCACAGTAGCGACTACAGGTTTTGTAAAGTCTGTAGGCTTGATGCCCATAGACGAAGCCATCTTGTCCTGCGGGGCTGTTGAGACGGCATTTAAACCGCCCGTGGGTTGCTCTGCTGTCGTGTCTTTTGCCAGTGCGTTGGTGAGCAAATTTTCAGAGACTGGAGCATCCGAAGCAACCGTAGTTACTTGCTCGTTAGAATCTAATACGGGTTGCAACACGTCTGAAACAGACGCCAGAGCGCCAGTTGGCACGCTATCAGCAACTTCAACCGTTTCTGTTTCCTCTGGAAGATTCTCAGCAATATCTATAACGTCATCGGAAACCGTCACTGAGGTGTCACCCAACACTTCATCGTCAGAAGTTGCGCCTACTGTTGAAATTAAATCTTGGAAATTAGACGTTGTCTCTCCAGTAGGTGCTTGCGCAACTATTGTGTCTGCGGTTGTGTCTGTTGTGCCTGCATCAGCCGTAACAACACTGCCTGCATCCGTATCCCTATTGAATGTGTCGCCCAAAACGTCAGCGGCGTCAAATGTGCTGGTAGACGCCGTGTTGTCAACGCCCGTGTCAGATACTTGAACTTCAGTTACAAGGTTGTTAGGGATGCCTGCGCCAGTAATGGTGGTGTCAATCGTTTCACCGTCGTCGCTTAATTCATTCCAGCCAGACGCGGCGGTATTAAATTGTTGGTCAATCGTGGTGGTGAGTGAACGAACCCCAGAGTCAACGGTAGAGCCAATTGCACTATTTGTAAAGGACGTGACAAAGTCACCGCGACCAGTCACTTCAGAAGTTACGCCAGCAGAAACAGCCTTTACGCCAGCTTTAAAAACAGAAGTGGCATCATTTAAATCTAAACCGCTGTCAAGCGCCAACTGAACAACGTCGTCTTGAACATAACTGGCAACCTCACCAACACCGCCAGATACCAGTCCGCCAGTAAACCCGCCAGCAAAGCCATCTTCAAAATCACCACCCCTAATTTCGGCAATGGCTCCGTTGACTAAGCCTTTGCTGATGGAGTCGCTTGCAACTTGTGTGAATGCCTCATTAAAACCAGCCTCAATGAAAGTGGAAGAGACTGTAGAAGAGATTGCGTTGCCAACCGAAGGAGCAAAGTACGCTGTACCCATAGACAATGCAATGTCCTCAAGGTCACCGCCGCGTGCGGCTGTAACCGCCCCCATCGTGACAAAGGGCGGAATGCCCACAAAACTACCAGCAACAGAAAGCAGAACGGGAAGCGGGTCGTCAATTACGGCTTGGACAACGTCACCAACTTTTTCGACAGCGTCGCCAACAAATTCAACAACGTCCTCAACAACGTCTCCGACAGCTTCAAAAACGTCGCCTACCGAGTCAACAACGTCTTCAACAAAGTCTGCTACTGCTCCCATGATTATTCCCTTTCAGCCCGCTTCGGGCCTAGCTTCACCGTTACGCGGAAGCCTTTTTTGGTTCGCTCTGCGCGATAACCCATACCCTCTTGCGGAGGGTTGCGAGAAATCGCTTTGAAAATATTGAAAATTGTTGGGTCTTCAAACTCGCTGACAAGAACGTCAAACCCCATCTTGTATGCGCCTTGAATGAAGGCGTAAGAGTTCTCTAGATAGTTGCGGGCGGTGTCAGCATTCAAGGCGCGGAAGATGCCAGTGCGACCTTCTCCGACATGGATGATGAAAAGAGTGTTACCGTCGCGCACGAGGGATGTGCCGGGCATATTCATCTCTTTCACAAGAGCCGCGTAAACAGTCGATGCGGGGTGGGGTGACTTAGTCTCCTGAGCCGCAATCATCACAATCGCGTTGTCAGTCAGTTGTTTCTTCTTGCTGTCGACTAGCATCACATCCCCTTAAAAATTGCGGCGGAGTAGATGTTTCCCATTCCTGCCGCCAAACTCATTATCAAGCCATCAGGCGGAGTTGTCGATTCCGAAAGGAATACCGAATCGCTTTCCGTTCGGTTTTCAATCGCAGGGACAAATCCAGCTTTAATGTCTTGCAGTAAAAGTAGCGTTTCAAGTAATCCACTGCTACCCATCGTATGACCAATTTTTTGCTTATACGAGGTTGCAATGAAGTCTTGTAGCGTTTGGGTCAAGGCGTTCTTTTCAGCCTTGTTGTTGGACGCCGTTCCAGTTCCGTGGGTTTTGACTATTTTAATCTCATTGGGGGAAATATTGCCATAGCGCATTGCCCCAGCCATAGCCTTAATAAACCCCTCGCCGTCCTCACACTGCCCAATTGCGTTCGTTGAGCGCTCTGAAGCGCTATACGCCGACACCAGACGCGCATGGGGTTTGATTTGTTGCTGGGTAACGGCGTCGCGGGACTCAAATACGGCAAGAGCGGCTCCCTGACCAATCCGAAACCCAAAGTTGGTCGAATCAAAAGCGGATGGCTTTATGCCGTCCTCTTCCTGCTTTTCGGTCAATACAGCCTTGGAATCCCCAAAAAACTCCAAAACAGCATTTGAGACGCCATCCTCGACTGTCAACACAATTACACGGTCAAAGTTGTAAAACTGTATGAGGTTTTGGACATCCATCATCACCTTGAGGCTTGAAGCGCAGGCGCTGGCATCGGTGGTGACCATATCCATATCGCCAAAGGATTGGGCGATACGACCCGCATAGACCTGCGTCAACGTGAATGGCAGGAACTTGTAGGTGTAAGTCAGGCGGGAGTTGTACTCCCTCTGACCGATGCCAGCAAAGTGTGCGTTACCACCCGCAAGAATGAATGCGGTCTTGCCTACAGGATTCTCCCGTAGGTGGGTCAACAACTCAGGGTCAAGCACCTTCTCCGCCAGCTTGTGGGGAACGTAAACCAACCCAGATTTTGTTCGGTTATAGGTGTCTGGGAACCAGTTCACCTTTTGGGGGTAGATGATGTCGTCAAAGAGTTCAACGTCTTGCGTGCAAGCGGTGCGGTAGTGCGTCAGATAAATCATTTGCACACCTCGACAACTTCTTCCATAGAGGCTGGCTCTTTGGTTTTGCTTCCCATTACAAGGTCATGGAGTTCCTGCACAGACTTGGGCGTCCACTCCTTGCTGACGGCGTCGTCAATGCCATACAGTTCGTCAAAGTACATCAGCATGACTAGCCCATCTAGGCTGTCCAATCCGATTTCCTGAAAGACGTCTTCCATCGATTCCGCGATGGAAACCTTGGCGTGGGCGGGACGAGCCACCTTTGCCACATAGTTAAAAATTTCAATGAAGTTCATGTTGCCGTTTCCTGTGTAGATTCGTTGACTGCTCCGACCAGTGCCTGCGCCCAGTCCTGCCAGTTCTCATAGATGTAGGGGCCGGGTATCCCCTCGTTCACAAAAATGTCGATGGCTTTTAGCCCCGACGCCCAGTCCTTCCACGCCTCTTCGGGAGTGTTCATTGCAAGCTGTTGCGCCGCATACGCCTCGCACATAAGGCTCGACCAAGAGTCCCATGTGTGATACCGAGGGTCGTATACAAGCGGAAGCGCCATATTAGCTTCCGTATGGTCTGGAGTCGCCCAAAGTAACGGTGAGCAAAACCTTACCCATTTGGTAATCACCACCTTGCACGTTGCTTTTAAAAATCAAACGTATCTCGCGCCTTTGCTGGCGCATATCAATCTTGCCAGTGCTTGGAGAAAACACATACGGGTCTGAGGTGACATCAGTAGACTGAGCGTAAGGACGACCAGTCACCTGAAACGTCATCTCCTCTTGTTGGACAAAATCGGGTTCCACACGCTCTAGGTTCACCCAGAAGTTGTCACCAACAGGCGCAGTCTGGGCAGGGCCACCAGCGACAAAACCCAAATCACTTGTCTGGAAGTAACTTTCAATGGCGTTTGCCGACTCTGCAATAACTTCGTCAGTTCCAATTTCGTGTTGCCACAAAATGATTTGACCAGCAACAGTTTCAAAGTTTGCCGTTTCAACCGCTGTTGCTGTTGCGTTTGCAGACAGAGTCAAACTCAAACCAGAGAACGACATGGTTCCTGACACAGCCCCACTGTTGACTACAGACAGGGTGATGGTTGTTCCGACAATAGTGGTCACAATAGCGCCCAAACCAATGCCTGTTCCAGTCACGGCTTGGTTCAACACAATACCTGTTGCGCTACTGACAACAATGGTGCTTGCCCCAGAGGAGCCTGTTGCTGTTGGTGATGCCGAGTTGGCGGTAATTAAAGACACCAACGCACCAGATGGAACGCTTGTAGAAACAACCTGCTGTCCAACCGCCACCAAATTGTTTGGCGAAATCGTAATGACAGCGCTTGCATTGGTTGTTGAAATTGATGCCGTAAAAATTACCTCTTCCTCACTGAGTGTTGCGCCAGCATTGATGGGGTAATGAAACACTTGAGAGAAGTATCCAGCAGTGCGACGAGCGCCCAAAGCGCCACCAGCGTCATACCAGCAGTCTTCGCGGACGTTGTAAATGATGCAGTCGTTGCACTCTTCTGAGTCGCCAGAAGGGAAGAACCACCAAATTTCGCCAAAGCGAGGAACCTTGTTGACAAAAACTTTTTGCTGTTGCGCGTAGTTCAGATTGTCAAAGAAGTAGTTCTGATTGAACGTGTTCTTGATTTCCTTGACCACACCGTTGTACATCAGGAAGCGGTCAACGCCAATCCAATAGTAGATACCGTCATACTCAATGACGCACTGGCTGGAAAGAATGGAAGACTGGCTAGAGATAATGTCATAGCGCCAGTAGAAGGTTTGGGGGCTTCCAGCGACCGTTACGGTGGTCGGGGTGTATGACACGCGGATAAGCGAATCAAGCGCCCAGAACAACCCAGAAGGAGCGTTAGACCCGCCTCGCACTGGCAAGCCCTTGACAATCTTTGTGGAGGCTACATTGACCTCGTTTGCGTCAGCACCGTTCCAATCAAATGGATTTCCAGCAACGCAGTTCTTGATTAAACCGTTATCTCCATACACAAAGACGTAAGGGTGCAACACAACCACACCGCCAGCAACTTCAATGACGTCCCCTGTTGGGGTTGTGCCAGAAGTGTCTGTGAGCGGAGACAGGGTTGTGCCATTGATGTTTCCTGCCAGAACTGGGGTGTTAACTGTTTGGTCAATTTGCGCCAAGTTCCGACCGGGGTGCGCCAACAACAACTGGTTTCCAGAACCTTGAGCGTCAAACGTAGAGTCAAACTGCCAAAGGTTCAAGTCGCTTTCCGTAAACCCATCATTGATGGTTGCAACCTTGATTGAGAAACCACTGCCAGTTCCGCCAATACTCGCGGCGGTGGCGCTCAAAGTATTCCCAACGGCGTATCCGTTGCCAGCGCTTGTCAAAGTCACCGTAGTAACTACCGTGCCAGACACCACAATTGTGGCTTTTGCACCAGAGCCAGAACCACCAGTCAGGGTTACATTTGTGTATGTGCCGTTGGTGTATGTAGTTCCGCCAACCAATGTATTGAGGGTCAAAATCAAACCAGTAAAGGTGAATTGATTGACACCAGCACCAATACCAAGATTGTTGATGTTGACAACTTCAAGACCGTTGTTGTAGCCATTGAAAACTGAATTGACACCGTCGACTGAGTTGACGTAAATACCGCGAGAGTAACCTTTGGCGTTGCTAACGATTGCGCGATACCCGCCTACTTTTCTTGGGCGACCGCGTTGGAAACGAACCCAAAGAGCGTCCGTGTAAAAGTTCATGTCAAAGATAGTGCCGTCGCGCTGTACGCCGGGCAACGTGTCAATGGTAAAAACCTTCTTGACCATTAGTAAGTCCCGCCAGCAATTCCGCCAGTAAAGTTACCAGTACCCACAATTGCCAAACCAGAGGCGGTTAGCGTTGACCTCAACACACCAAGGATTGAAATGTTGAACTCGCCAGCGGCGGCGTGATACACACCAGTTGTAGGCTCTGAGGAAAAATTCAGCGATGGGTTGCTGGCAGAGCCGTTGTTCAAACTGATGGTTGAAGTACCCGCCAAAACAGTGTTGGCGTTATACAAGTTCACAGAATCGCAAACCAACGTAGCCTGACTTCCTGCGGTCAAGATGGCGGTAGAGCCAGAACCTGTAGTAATTGTGACTGTGTAAGAATTGGTGGTCTCGTTGAGAATGTAGTAAACCTGCACAGTTGAAGGCACAACGATTGTGACGTCGCCAGTTAATGCTCCTGTGTATTTCTGAATCACGTTTGAGGCTTCAGAAGCCGTCAGGGTGTATGAGCCAGACGTCACAGCTTTACTCAACTGAGTAAAAGAAAACTGTGTATTTCGACCCAAACCAACAGTGTAAAAGGTTGTCCCACTGCAAACGATGATGCAAGAATCAGCAGGCTGGAGAACAATTGAAGCAGAGCCGTTGATGGTATTTCCGCCAGTGCAATCTACAGTCAAAGCGCCAGTTCCGTTGTTTCGCACAAACATGAACCAGTTGTCGCCAAGCGTAGACGCAAGTGTCATTGTCAGAGTACCAGCCCCGCCAGTCCACACATAAGTGCTAGAGCGGTCTGTTGTCAGCGCTGTGTAGTTGGAAGAGAAAGTCGTTACTGGTTGGCTTTGGTTCAGCGTCTGACCGATTGCCAATAAACCATACCCAGCAAGGGTAGCGGCGTCCGCGCCAGAGGAGCCAATACCGTAGGCAATGATTCCCCATGTTCCCGCTGTGGTAGCGTTGGCAGTGATGTAGATGTATTGTGCCTGACCAGCGGCGACCGTCACAATGGTGTTTGCGCCAGTGTAGTCTTTGACCGTTACCGCAACAGCGCCCACGTTGCGAATCAAGGCATCTTGACCAACGGAACCCTGATTAGCAGGAGGCATCCACAACTCGTTTGCCGTGGAGAGGGTTGACACTTCCATGATACGAGCGGCGGCGTCATCAGCAGTCGTGCCGTTGATAGGCCAAGTCAGTTGCAGGTCTGTCGTCAGGATGATTCGGCTGTACGAGACATCCGTTGGCTGGATGACGTTACCTGTGAAGGGGCTGTTAAAACTCATAGTTAGGTATCCAATACAGTTGCTTGGCGGTCACCGATGCGCTGTACATCCTCAGACTTTAGGGTCTGGATGATGAGGTCATAGTTCTGTTGCCACATAGGCATACGCTCGTCGTTTTTGACATACGGCATAGCCTGCAACAAAGACCCATACAGCAACGCTTGTGGGGCGTAGGTGGTAAACCAATTGCTTTGGTTAGAAGAATCAAGCGGTTGAAGTCGCTCGTAATACAAAACCTCAAACTCATACGCCGCCGCAGGCGATGGTGCGACCAACCAGTGCGTGTAGTCGTAATCACCGTAATAAACAGGTGCGCCAGTCGTTGTTGCGTTTGGGTTGTACTCACGCAGGTATTCATACTTGCGAAGCAATACAGGCTGTTTCTCGCCATCAACGGTGACGTTCATAGACACCGTCTTGTGCCAACGGGCTGGCTTGTCAATGATGGGTTGACCAATGGTCATCGTGGACGTTTGAACCGTCAGGTTGCCAAGGAACTTAATCTGGCTGGCAATGATTTGCTCTGCCAACATAATGAACAGCGGGATTTTGGCAAGCGTATCCTCATCAGTACGGTCTAGGTAAGACTGAATGTTTTCGACCAAAGAGTCGTAAGTCATTACCGATGCGGTTGCCATATTTACCCCACGTTTCGTTCAAAATGTGGACAGTCCACCAAAGATTTAAAGTTCCCGCCCCAACGGTTTTTGGGGTGCAAAGTTTCCCAATAAGCACCCAATGGCGCAAGGATGCCCTTGTCCCATATTATCTGTCCATCCTTAAAGAAATTCAAGTCGATAGCACAGCGCTTGAGGTGGATAGAATTCATGGTTTTGGAACGACCAGCTTTGACGTGCAAAGCCTGTTGCTCAGGGGTACGGGCAAGTTCGCCGCCAGTGACCATAAAACCCTGCTCTGTAGCGTATTTGATGAGGGCGCAAGCATCCAGTAGGAAGGCGGCTTGTTCTTGGCTGAGGCTCATTCTTTGTCCTTTCTGCGCATCTCCATGACCTTCTCGACAGTTCTGCCACCGAAGTAGGCGGTCATCACCAACATACCCCACTGACCCAGCAAGTTGACATATGCCTCATTGACTTCAATGCCTGCGGCGCTCAAGCCAGCAAAAAGCAAATAGGCGGTCAGGATGTAGACCAAAGTGCCGGGGCGAATATTCTTTGACATCCAAGAGTCCGAAGACATATCAGCCTGCCAACGCTTTGACACATTGTCTTCTTGGTTTGCCTGCGCTTTGAGCAGTGCCGCCAACTCTTCTTGCTCAATACGAGCCTTCTCGATGCCCAACTCAAGCAGACGCTCTTCGTGGTCGTATTGCAGTTGACGCAACTTGGCAACTTCAGCGTCAGAGGGGTTGTCAGAAATCTTGACGCCAAGGGCGTCTTCAACGACTTGCTTGCCCTTTGCTTGGATTGCAGAAGACAAAAGGCCCAGACCATTCTGAGCCAATGTACCAAGGAGGGATGCGACTATTGGAATCATGGTCACCCTTTCAATTCAAAACTTAGATTTTTATGGCGAGGGTATTGCACAACACGCTCCCCTTCAGGACATTTGTATTTGATGGTTGCCAGCAAAGTTGCCTTGCCGCTGGCAATCTTCTCTTTCCTCACCATCGTAAGTTCGTAGGTGAATGTGTCAATCTCTGGGCCTGCTGGGCCGCTGAACTTGCTTGCGGTGGTAGTTGCCTCATGCACCATGCCTGCCGCATC